TATCTACATTAAAAAATCCATTATCTTGCAATTCATCATAAATCTGATGTACATCGTAGCCATCTAACTCATCAGAAATAAAATCTGTCGCATCTTCTCCTAAATGAATAAGCGTTAAATCTTGTAAAGTGTTTTTGATTAGTTCGTTTTTTGTTGTTGTGTCCATTGTTTAAAGTTTTTAAGGGGTTAATAATTATATTCAATTATTAAAATCGTGCTTAATATTGTAGCAGCAAAGAAGCAAACTATCGCAATATTATCAAGTATTTTATTTCTTTTAATTCTCTGCTTTTCTGTTAAGTTTGTAAGGCTGTAATTTTGAACCTTATTTTTCTTGAAAAAGTTTGTTAATTCTTCCTCATTTAAAAAATAATTTGTTTTGCTTTTCTTGTTTGTAATTTTGTAGTTGTTCATTTTTTTAATTTTTAAGCGTTAATAATTTGAATTACTGTAAAAGTAAACAGGCTAAGAAATCCCCCTATATATACAAGGTCAAGAATTCTAGTTGCTAGTGTGTTTGTGTTTTGTGTTGTTGCTTTCATTGTGTTTTTGTTTTTTAGTTAATTATTATGATGCAAATATACAACACTTTTTAACATTACCAAATAAAATGTGTAAAAGATTAATATTTATTTTACTCTAGTAAAACGCACTTTTTTTAAAGTTTTTTTAAAATGATGTATTTTTTATAGTCTTTTTTTACCTCTTTTTTTACTGCTTATATTGAAAAAGTGTTTTTTTATGGTGCTTTTGTTGGTTGGTTGGTGCTGCTCAATTTTAGAGGTTAAAAATTTGCAATAGATAGAACGCGTATGCGAATAACAAAATATTTTAATTATACTAATATTTTAAAATAAAGTTATTAACAATTTAATTTTTTAAAAAGTAGGTGCGAAAATTAGAAAAGAAGAAACAAAAATAAAATCTCACTCAAAATCTCCTAGCCAATATACCTAGCAGTTTCAGGGCAGTTTCAACAGCAGTTTCACCGAGCAGTTTCGGTGGCAGTTTCAAAACAGAAACAGTTTCAAGAAAAGTTTTAAAAAAAGTTTTAAGGAATTTTCATATACCAATCAAGGACATCCATACATTCTTCAAGTCCTTTAACTACCTTAGCATAGTATCCTTCTTCATTGAGGTCAGCAACCCATTGCTTTTGTTCTTTGGATGGATAGCAGGTCTTATCTGCTTTAATCTCTAGGAATAGTCCTGCATACTCACTATTGACTTTACATATTTGCATATCAGGAAAGCCTTTAACATAGCCAGTTTTCTTGGCTAGTATTGCTTGTTTCATGGAGGTTCTTATACCACCTAGTGAGGCACAGTATCTTAGATTAGGGTAGGTATATTTTATATAGGTGCAGAATGAGGATTGGACTAATGCTTCTTTCTTCATAGCCATACCCCCTATGCCCCCTTATGCCCCCTATGCCCCCTACGCTTACCCCCTACACCCCTTGTTCCCCCATCAGTATAGGTCTTACCCTTTATTAGTTGGTACATTAAAGGTTGTGATACGCTATACTTCCTAGCAAGAGATGAGATAGTTATCTTCTCTGTAGCAGTAGTGTATTCTTCTCTGATAGCATCTGCCTCAGCAACAGTAAACTTTCTTCTGGAGTAACCACCACCTCTACTATCTTTTCTATCTTCTATTCTTATCTTTCTAATCTTTGGCATAATCTAATATTCATCTTCAAACCTATCAGTAGTTTCACCATATTGATTTTCAATATCAATACTTGTAATTATAACATCTACTTTATGTAGGTTCTTTTTATTTATGTAACAAATTCTATCTATTAATTCTTGGTCGCTCTCTATTTCTTTAATGTTAGATGTAAGAACAAATGTATCTAGTATTCCTGTAATTGCTTTTCTAGTTACAACTTTTTTATTCTTTATCTCGTAAGATACAAATACTCTAAAGATTGGTTTTTTCATTTTTAATTTTATCTAACTCAAACTCTAGGTGGTTAATAGCCTTCTGTATGCAATCAACACTTGTATCGTGCTTACGCTTTGCTCTCATCAGATATGTACAGGCAGTACCGATATTATAGGATAAATCAAAATCCTCTACAACTTTCCTAGCCTCATATCCATAAACTCTACCAATGTAATAGTTTGGAGTTTTATCTTTACTGTAATCTACTTTATCTTCTACCACCTCATTTTGCCAAGTAGTAGTTGGAGTCCATCCATTCCTTCCTTTATCGTTATAATATTTATTATGCTTTGTCATTTAATTTATCTATATTTTTTTTTAACTTCTCATTCTCTTGTCTTGCTATCTTATCCTCAACATAGCATAAAGCAAATATATATAAAATCACAACACCAACAATCATTAAAGCACCAATAGTTGCACTATTCATCATTTAATATTTTTAAGAGTTGATGGCATGTATATATCCTATCATCACCTGCATAGTTTTCGTATATCATTGTAAAGTTGTCATTCTTCCAAGTCCATAAAGACTTTACTCCAGTCTTAATGTGATGCTTCAATACACTCTTGATTGTCTTATAAGTTCTTTTCCCCATATTATTTTTGATTTTTATACCAAACCCCATAACCTTTTGCTTTACCAGTAAATGGAACTTTTTTAAGTATTACTAATTCTTCTTCCTTATCCTTTTTATACTTAGGATTCTTACTATTTAATTTTCGTTTCTTCATATTGTTTATTTAATAAGCATAGTGGGGTTAGAAAAAAAAAGGAATATTAACGCTTAGGGGTTTCAGAGCATCCCCATTGTTGTTATTATTATTTATCCCCACTATACTCATCTTCTATTAATACAGAGCAGAAATAGGCTTCTAGCACACAAGCGATTATAACCACTCCCCATATTATCATAAATGTTTTCACAATGCAAATATATAAAAATATTTCAATTTTATACAAATTAATTCCTAAAACTTTTTCCCTTGATAATCACCACTTTACACTTCCTCAACCTATCTAAAGTCCTTTCATCATATCTTTCTTTAAGTGCTTGAGGTGTTAAATTTGTAGTTATTAGTAATGTTTTAGAACTATCCTCAGCATAAGAAATTGCATCAGCAACTGCATCTATCTTAGTACCATAATCATTTTTGATACTCTCAGTACCTAAGTCATCAATGATAATGAATGGTGCTTTGTTTCTATCAACTGCACCTAATTCTTTTGCAGGAACGCTTCTTAATATCTTATTTGTTCTAGTCCTAAATATAGCAGGAATAACAAAGTTTAAGATAGTTGATTTACCTAATCCACATTCTCCCATCAACATCAATCCTCTACCTTTTGTATCTACCATCCAGTCAATAATCTCATCATAAGCAGGTAAATGCTCATACTTCTCAACTGTTCTATCGTAATACTCAAAAGACTTAATGAACATTTCTTTTATTTCTTCTCTTACTCCTAGTTTATATCTGTTGTAAACCTTTGGCTGCAGGAAGTCTGCATTTTTAAATGTATCTTCTATTGTTCTCATAGTTTAAAATTTACCATCACCATAATCTCCTCCTTTTTTATGTCTGTGTGATGTAGTGTTATTGTTATTAGTTTTATTTTGTCTTTTCTCCCAAGTCCTTACACAAGCCTTCCAATCTTTCATTTTGTTTTTACCTATCAACCAATTTTTACTCTCATAGAAATCAAAAAAAGTTTCTGCATCAATACCATTATTCCTCCATAAACAATATTCTTTAATATCATTAACTTCTGGTTTTTTAAAAGAAACCCCTTTATTATTAATATGTTTATCTTTAGATAAACTAATACTATCTTTAAAGTTTTCTTTAATACCCCCCTTAAAGTTTTCTTTAACACCCCCTTTAAGTTTTCTTATATACCTCCTTTCAATTTCTTTAGTATTTCCTTTATAGATGTAATGAGTTGATATGTAGCCATTTGCAACTAATTCACTTACCCATTTAGAAATAGTAACAGTACTCTTACCATAAAGGTTAGAAAAGTATTTATTTGTGGCAAAGCACTCACCATTAATATTAAGTAGTGCAGTTATTTCAGCATATAATAATTTAGCATTTGCAGTTAGATTCTTGTCATATCTAACCTCAGCACTTATTATAGCATAGTAGTTTGGTTGTTCTTTCATTGTTTTTAGTTTTAGTTATTTTTTTGTATCTCTAGTTCATAGCACTCTGTATAGGTGGACATAACTACAGTCCATTCACTTACCTGTTCGTGAGTAAACCAACAAAATCTTGCGTATAAGGCGTTCAATGGCTGTATGAACAAATAGTGCGTAATTTTCTTTTTAGGGTTGTTATGGGCTTTAAAATTAACTCTAAGCGTATTTCCACCACTTTTTACGCCTTTAACATCAATGTAGTTTAACTCACCAATGCCTTCCATAATTAAGTCAGCCTCAACAACTGGTCTTTGCTCAAGTAGTGGTGCAGCCTTGTATCTTATACCTTTATTGTTCTCCATCAGATGCCTTGCAATAAGTTCTGCAAATATTCCTAACTGAGAGATAGAGTGTTCTTGTTTACCTCTATATTTTTCTGTGTTTTTATTATAAACATCAGCAGACAACATACTCCTTACCTTAGCAAGTTCATCAGATAGTTTGATGAAAGTGCTAGGATAAGTTGTTTTTTTCCATTTAATCATTAGAATGGTAAGTCATCATCTGTTTTTGCTGTAGACTTCTTAGCAGCAGTTGGCTTAGAATCTTTTGGTGGCTCATAAGTATTTACATAAGCATAATGAGTTGCACCCTTTTCAGATGGTTCTCTCCTTTCTGAAATCACCATAGAAACCCAACCATTCTTTGAGTTTGCTTGTAGTTCATCCATCTTAAAGTTAGCAACCATCATTGTACCATACTTCGTATCAATATTTTTGATACTACTTGGCAAGTAAACCTTCTCTTTCTTGTCTGTCATTTTTTGATTTTTTAATTTTATATAATTTAGTTAATGATTCGCTGATTTGTTTTAATTGAGTTTCTAGTCCTAATATTTCTTCATCCACCTCAACTTCAATAACCCTATCTTCTACTCTTTTAAAAGCATCAGTATCTTCTGGATAGTTATTGTAAAAGAACTCAAACTTTCTTGTGTGGTGTATAATAGAGGCATGATGTAGGTTTGTTACTCTACCTATCTCGCTAAGAGTTAATCCAAACATCTCTCTTAATATGTAGATATACATTCTCTTAGCAAATATAATGTTTTTCTTTCTACTACCCAAAAACATTTCCTCCTGTTTAATGTTATAAATATCTGCTAATTCTTTTGTAATTACATTGTGGTAGTAATCACTAAATTTTAATCTTCTTCTTCTCATTTTGTTATAATTTTAATTTAAGTCGTACACTATTGTATCAACTATGTCTTGTGTTTTTAATCCAATAAAGTCTGCTAATGTTTTAGCGTGAATGAATCTAAGTGATGGTGGATTCTCTATAAACTTTCTACTTGTAGCGTAATTAACTCCAAGTATCTTACAAAGTTTTAAATTAGACACACCATATATTCTTAGTAGAGCCTCAAACTCATTTCTGGATTCTCTGATTTGTACTAATGTATATTTATTTGTCATCTCTCTTTATGTATTTTTCAATCTTAGATTTCTCAACTTTAAATTTAGTTTTACCAACATGATAAAAATCTATAAGTTGTTGCTTGTCTAACATCTTCATCATATCATCCTCAACAATCTCACCCAAAAGGTGTTTCTTGTTCCATATAATATAAGTGTAGGTTTTTAAAAAGTGATTAAAAATCTCTATGTCCAAACACTCCATCTTTGCACATTTTTTCCCATTGTTTTCTTGTGTCTTTTTCATATCTGTTTTCATATATTTTAGTTATTATTTCTTCTGCTTCTAGTTCTGTTAAATCATTTATTCTTCCTAGAATATCAGATTTCATTGTTTCTGTAAAAGATGTTAGGTCAATGTTACTCTCAATGATAAGCCATTGGGTATCTGTAATACCACTAGGCTCACCATCAAGAATATTATCTATCCAATCATCATTCATTAATCTACAATCTCATCCTGACCAAATACTCCTTGCTCATAGAATCCTGCAATCTTTAAAACAACTCTACTCATTGCTCTCTTTTCTGCCATAGCAACAGGGAACTTCTTACCACCTCCCATTAAGTTATTGTCAGATGCTTCTCCAAAACTCATAGCGTTCTTAACCTCATTACCAACCTTCATTGATGCTGCTGCTCTTAATACGCATATTCCTTTTTCTATATCCATATTGATTACTTCATAAGCAACTGTAATATTGTTTCTTGATACAATCTTATCAATTCCAGTTCTTGTGATAACTACAAATCCTCTCTTGTCTTTGTAAATATCTTCTTCTACTAAACCATTCTCTTTGTACATCCTTCTTAAAGCCTCTTTTCTTGTTTCTACAATTGGCTCAGGTTGTTTTCTTAATTTTTCTTGCATTGTTTTTTTTGACATTTTGTTATTATTTAATTGATTAATACTCGGTTCTTGTTGAGCAAGTTCTTCTTGCTTCATTTGCATAAATTCTTCTTTCATTCTTCCCATAATTTTATAGTTTTAGTTAGTTATTTTGTCTTGTTGGACAATGTAGATAATCATAAGTATTATGATTGTAGGTACTGCGATTAGTGTTTCCATTTAGTTTATTGTTTTAGTTATTAATTTCTTCCCATAGAATTTGTGTTATTTCACACAACTCAAGCCCATCTTCATCCTGTAATATGTCTGGGTACATTCCATTTAGATACCATTCACTAACTACATTAAGAACTTCTTGTTCAGTTAGTTTTAATCTTTTAATTATATCTTCTTCCATTGTTTATTGTTTTAGTTGTTAATTGAGGCAAAGATATAAAATTGGAATTACCCACCAAAACATTTTTAACAATTTTTAGATAATTGTTTGTCTACTAGAAGTAAATTGTATGAAATTTATGAAGGCCAGATGACTACCATTAGAAATAATGCACTAAACGAGCCACTTGTCCACTTGTTTTTTCGTGCAAAAATCCTTCAACTGCTTTAGGAACTCCAACATATCCTTTTCTTGAGTGCCAACTATCAGTTCCTGATGGACTACGCATATACTCTACAGTAACTCCTATAAAGTCTTTAGCATCTAGCCACTTATGTTTAACTTTGTGATGTAAATGATGTAGATACCAATATCTATATTTAGTTTCACTCCACATTACTGGTTTCTCCTGAGCCATCATTAAAGGTAAGTTTGCCATCTTAGCACCATCTCCATGCTCTAAGCCAATTAAGTTCTTACCATATTTATAATACTTTCTATGTGCTACACTAATATCAAAAGTAATATCTCTGTCGTTTCTAAACCAACTCTTTAATGCATGTGCTAAATGAAATCCACTTTGGTAATCGTGATTAGACATTGAATGAATAACATCTACAGGTGCTATCTCTCTTAACATCTCTACACACTTAACATATAGTGCTAATGCAACCTCAAAATGTTCCCACCACTTGCCATCTACATCTTGACCTGTACCTGCTGTAGTTTGATTATATACATTATCAATATGCAAAACATCATTACCTATACAAAATAATATCCTTTCTACCTCAAAGCCATCTGCTTTATATATAAGTCCTTCTAAGCCCTCTAAAACACGCATACAGGCAGTTTCAACATCATAGCCATCACCAGTTTCAACTCCATTAGCATATTTACCTATATGTATGTCTGCAGGATTTATTACTAATAGATGATTAGCATCTTTGTTATCTCTTTTTACTGAAGGATAATAAGGTGAGTGATTCTCAATGAAGTCGCTAATCTTCTCTAGCATATCATTTTCATTAGCAGTTATATCTTCTTTGGTTACAATGCTAAATCTGTATTCACCACTAGCAGATTGCCAATGCTTGACACTTACAACATCATCTTTATTTATACCTCTTTCTGAAAGATGTATGTCTAACGCTGTGTTTCCATTAATGTTTGTTGTGCTTTCTGCTCTGTTTTCATAAACCATCTCAACTTCTTCTTTAGACAACCTAAGTCTTTTACCATATTTTTTCATAGTTTTATGTATTGGTTATGATGCAATTATACAAAAAAAAATGCTTGTAAAATACAAAAGTGAGATGTTTTTAAACATCCCACTCTTGAAAACTATAAACAATGAAAACAAAGATAGGCACAACCCTACCTAAGTTATGCAAAGATAATTATTTTTTACAATTACCAGTACAATTACATTTATTTTTTTCAAATACAGAGAAACATAATGGTAAAACACCTAACCCTGTAAGTATCAAAGCATTAGTATCAATACCATTTTTCTCAATGTATAAACTTGCAGCAATTACTATCACTCCACTAATGGTTCTTTTACTACTCCATTTACCTTTAGTGTCTGTAAAAAGTTCTTTTACTGCCTTCAATAATTCTGTTATTGGTTTTACGCCACCCTTTAGCAGCACTCCCCCTATCCATTTCTGAAACACTATTTCTTCTTGTTGTATTTAGGAACAATAGCATCAATGATAGTGTCTAACCATCCAAAGATTTTGTTGTCTTTTTCTGTTGGAGTTAAATTAGTAACAACTTTCGCAAAAGCCATTATTCCAACTAATAATTCTAGCCAATTTTCTGTAATAAAATTCATAATATATATTTAATTAGTTAATATTCTGTTTAATAACCCCAAATACAGGGGTTTGTTTTGTCCTTATCACAATCAGTATGTATAAATTTGTTTTTAAAATCTATACCAAATCTTTCAAAGCCTGCACCTCCCAGACCTCCCATTATTAGTGCTAAATTTTTACTGTCTATAAACCTGATGTCAGCAGCAATACCTTTAATATGAGATGAGGTTGGATTTTTCTTAGATAATGGATGTTTCTCACATCTATATCCACTATTTATTTTAAATGGAACTCCTGCAATTCTTCTTGCTCTATCCATCATTTCTAAGAAATCACTATCAATGTAATTAGTATTACATCCACACTTGCAATTAAACTCACTTCTTTTAAAGTATTTTAATTCCATTTTATTTTTTGTCTTTAATAGATTTGATAATATCTTCAAAAAAACTTTCAAAATCTTCTTTAATTTTATTTTCAGAGTCAATTTGTTCTAATTTTTTTATAGCCCAATTTACACCTGCATCTCCTCCCCAAGCATCCCACATAATACCTCCACATCCTTCATCATAAGGAACATCCTTATGTTGTTGGTGTCTTTTAAATGAAGCCATACGAGCAATTGTATCTCTACTTAAACTATCTCTGTTGGCTAATTGTCTTGCACGAGTCCATCCTACCTGAGTTCCACAATCACTACCATTTTCCTCTTTATACTTTATAGCCCTCTTAGCATTGTTAGTTGCTGCTTGTGGATAGTCATTATAAGTTTCTTCTGCATAATAATCTTTATTAGCAGTTTCACAAGAAGATTTAGAGTCATACTGACATTCACCAGTTTCACCAAACCTCCACTTACCATTTTCACATTCGTAACAAGGCATACTACGCTGTTACTACAATAAACTCAATATCAACTGCATCTGTATTTGCATTAGCAGCAATTTGAGTTATATCTGTAAGAGTTCCTACTGTTGTACTAGATGCTGCTGCATCAATCTCGTTATCCATCAATAAGAAAGTTTCACCTGCTTTTATTTTAACAAAGAAAGAATCTGCAGTACCTGTAACTCTTAATTCTAAGAAGTTAGCACTATCTAAGTTCTTTATTCTAAAGTATTTGTAATTACTTATATCTGCTACACCTGCTGCA